ATTGCAATACTTGTGTTTGACTACCGTTTACGTCTAAAGAGTTTAACTATTGATCTACCTATCTCAGCAGGACTTGGGGCTAACCACCCAGCTATGAGTAGTAGTAACAGGAGTGGATCAACCTCAGTGTTCTTAGTTACGCTAGTGTCCTGTATGATAGTCTCAACGGGGGCTTCTACCCTTAGCTGAGGCCTTACAGAGGTATCTAGCGACACTACAGCCTGAGAGTTATTTTTCCCTATCTGTGTGTTCGCTGCTACGTTTGGGCCTCCCCCCGTCAACAGGCTTAGTGGTCCCCCGCAGCCCACCAGACTTACCAAACCAATCAATACCAAAAGATAACGCAGAGAACGTAAAGATTGGCCACACAAGTATTGCAATAATGTTTTCATCTTTAGTCTCCACTATATATACAAGCCATATTAACAACGCTACAGCTATCTCGCGCTTGAATGTCTTGCTTATCATCAGTTAGTCCCTTCGTGCTATATCTTCTACAATAGCGCGGATAGCCTTAATGTTTTCCTCAATACGTGCTGAGGTTACAGCATGGTTTTGTACCTCTACATTCAGGAGGTCTGTACGAGACTCTAGTCTACTAAGGTTCTTGGTGTTGTTCTCTACATCACTGTTTAAAGAAGATATGAACCAGATAAATGCTATCGTCTGCATTGCTATAGCGAATACCATCGTCAGCGGCACTGTCTTAGATAGGTGCCAAGGTTCTTCGTTCATGCTGGGTAGTCCTTACGTGAGAGTTGGAAGTGGGGTCCATCAGGAAAGTTCTTCCAGTCACCACCCCAGTCGATACTAATGTCTAAGTCTTCCGCAGCTTCTTTCATGGCATCAGCGATAGGGTAGAACTCGTCCCAGTCCCAAGAGATAGGCCAAGGTGCTAAGTCAATAGCGTGACCTGTGATATGACGAGAGTTCATTGTAGTAGACTTACCAGCCTTATATAGCTCGCGTTGTCTACTTACGCTACGGATTCCCTCAAGTACCGTAAAGTCTACAGTGGAAATTGAGATAGCTTTAGTTACTACCATAATAAGATCAGGATGAACTCCAGATAGCTTCTGTTTACTTCGTGTGCCTAGCTTGTATGTCATTGTGTATCCTTACGTTATTTTCCAAAGGCGTTCCAAAAGATAGTCTGCCCATTTCCTGATGATGTACCTTCGTTTATCAAGGTAAAGGAACTAAGTGAACCAGTGTCTTTGCAAGCTACAGAGTATAAGTCTACCTCAAAGTCATTACTTGCCCTGTTATCATTAGGCGTACCCTGCAAAGTAAAAATCGCACTGGGGAAAGCTAGTGGGAAGGTAATAGTCTTGTTTACGTTTACGTTTACAGAAGTAGCGCGACCCCACTGCATGATTAGACCTGATGGCAGAACTTCATATCCGTCAGTGGTTAGACTAGAAGCACCCATAGTTGCAGCCCTGATCTTTGCAGGGGAAACAAGGCTTTCTGTAGTTGATGTACCAGCCTGCCAAGAAGATGTAGCTTGGTCCCCTAAAAGTGCAGTCTGTGTACCCGCCGCATTAACCACCTTAGTGTCGTCTAGGATAGCAAACTCGTTTGTAGTCTGATCCAAGTAGCCAACACTAATCCAAGCGTCATTAGCTTCTGACCTCATCTTAAGCGTTTGGGTGTCTGTGTCATACCAAAACATATTGGCATAGGTAGTTGTAGGTGCTGTAGCCCCACTACTATTACTAGCTGAAGCTTTAAACGCGGAAGTTATATCAGCACGGGTTGCAGGGAAGGATGCGTTGTCAATTACGAAGTCATTTTGCGACATTAGTTGTACTCCACGTATGCGGTTAATTCGGTTACACTGGGGGTGATGTTAGAAGCTGTGGAAAGCAGTTTAATCTTAAACCTATACGCTCTGGCACTAATGTCAGCTACATTGATACGAGAGTAGGCTGACCAAACTGGTGAACCTGAGGGATCATCTTGGGTAGTAGATACAAAAGCTACAATATCTGTATCTGCGAATTGACTGGAACCACCTAAGTCATCAAACAGGCCAGCACCATCATCAAAGAAACCACTTTGGTCATCAAACAGTCCAGCAGAGCTATCGTGCCTTACTGTAGTGGCACTAACGTAAACCCTAGACCTTTTAACTGTATTAGTCGAAGTTTCAATGTAGTTGCTAAAGAAGTATTCCCCCTCAGATGGTGCTGATGAGAAATCAGTTATCCTAAGATTAGTCCCAACTACTTCCACATCAACCTTCGTGCCTGTGAAGCCTGTGCTATCAGTTAGTGTAAGTGAGTTAGCAAAAGGTTCAATATCAGCAGGCAGTACAATAGTTGTTGTATAGTTTATAGAAGCAATGCCCGACTTGTCGTAAGCCCTAATAGTATAACTACCAGACTTAGCTGGGGCGGATACAACAGAAGCAGGACGAGGAACTTTGTTTACATAGGTAGTTGAGTTAGCCCATGTAGCCCCAGTTAGATCAGGGGTGAACCTAATACGGTAGAACGAAAGGTCAAGATCAGGTACAGCATCCCAATCAAAGGTTATTACAGATCCATTAACTTCCGCTGTGAAGTTGACTACATCAGAGGGTGGCTCCAGTAGTCCTGCTGCATTAACCCCATCAAGTAACTCAAATAAACCCTTGATACCAAAAGTATTTACAGCCCTAGCTCTAAAGTCATAGTCTCCATCCACTAAGTCAATGGCCTCAAAGTCCCCAAGTTGTCCTGTGCCTAAGCTAATGTAAACAGAAGAAGAACTCAGTTTATACTCAGCCTCAACATAGTCTATTCTCTCAGGAGCACCTGAGGTTACACTAAGGGTGATGACATTAGTTAGCTTCTCTCTGATAATCTGAGTTCTAGCCACAGCAGATAGTCCTACAGAAGGGACATCAAACGGCGATAATAACTGTGTGTTATCTCGTTCGTATACAATACCATCGCTTACTTCATCAAAGACGCTCTCAGCAGTCTCACGTAGGGACATATCAACTTGTAAGTCTAGGCCATCTACTAGGCCAAAGGACCATTGTATGACTTCAAACTCTTTGTTAGTCCAACCAAAACGAGAGTTGGTAATACGGACATTATCTCCTACCTGTAACCCAAGGGTACGAAGGCCATAACTAGCATTAACTGTAAGCTGCTGTCTGTTACGCTCCAAGGAAATTAGACCTAAACGTCTAGCTGTAACTGAGGTATCAGTAAAGGGCAGATCGACATCAGCTACAGATACCTGTCCTCCATCAGCAGTTACAAAAGCAGCATTAGTAACCTCTGGGTAGTCAGTAACTTGCCAGTCGCTCTCTAGCCCCCTAAATGTACCTTTGATAGTGTTAAAGTTATCTCTACGTGAGTGTCGTGTACCTACAGATATACCAGAGCGAAGGTCATCCTCGTTAAGGTCCATAACTGGGGTAGTATAGTAAGCTGACTTCATACGCCACTTACCCTGAGCATACCACATGGAACCGCCCATAGCTGTAAGCATAGCTGTTAGTGTATCATAAGGAGTGGCTGCTGTAGTGAATGAACCATTAGTTGTATACCTAGTAGTACCAGCATTTGTGTTAGTCTGGTCGCATACGTTAGCTGAGGTTATGACCATAGCATCATCTACGTTAACTACATCCTCGCCTAGACCGTAAGAATACGAAGTAGTGTTGTCAGAACCTTTGCCCGACGTTAGGTAGTCTCTCATGCACAAAGCTGGATTAGAAGAGAAAGCTACTGCACTTGTACGAGGGTCATAGACCTTCTTACCTCTTACTGTAGTGGTAAACGTAGGGATACCATTAGGAAAAGCATCA